TGACGGCTGGAACTTTAATTGTTTTTCCGTCTTTTATGGTTCATAGAGTTACCGAAATAACCAAAGGTGTCCGCAATTCGTTGGTGTGTTGGTGTGTTGGTCCAAAATTTAAATGATGTGGGTCGCAATCTAACAAGGTGGCTTATACCGCTACCAGCAATCCTGTTCTCGTTCTTTCCACAAACAGCGAACGCTGAACCGACATTAGGGTTAGCAACCACCTATTACACAATCGACGAAATACCGCCACTCCAATCCACAACCGAATACCCTGTCTGCGGTTCGGAGACAGAGAACAACATCAACCGTTCCTACGACGGCGAACCGTACGAGGATTGCACAGGCGACCTGTTCATGGTTCACATGACAGGGTTCATAGATATCCCTGAACACAACACGATTGAGTTCTGGTTGGCGTCAGATGACGGCGGAGAAATAACCATCGACGGCAACACATTCGGTAACTGGTATGACCAAGGATGTTCAGCAACCGAATCAGGTCCACTAGAACTAGACGCAGGTAGCCAACCTTTAGAACTATGGATGTACGAAAACGGTGGTGGAACTTGCCTGATGCTCGCATGGAAAATAGATGGCAACGGCTGGGTGATTGTGCCAGACGAGGCGTTTACAACTAGCGCAGTTTCGCAGACAACTTCAACAACAACTTCAACAACCACATCCTCAACGACCACAACAACTTCGACATCTACGACAACCCTTCCCACATCAACGACCACAACCAGCGAGCCAGTTCAGACAAGCACAACCACATCAGTTGAAAGTACAACGACAACCACGACCACAACAACTCAACCAGCCCCGACAACAACGCAAGCACCCTACACTCCCCCGCAAACCACCACTACTAATCCCACCATCGAGACTCAACCGATAACCACCATAACCGTACCCGAAACCATAGTTGTCTTACCCGAAACCACAGCACCAGAAACATTTATAACCGAACCAGACAAAGTGATTGTACCTGACACAACGGAACCAGAAACATTTATACCCTATCCTGACGGTCCTCTTGAAGAACCTGTTGTGCTTGTTGAGACAACCATTCTTGAGACATTTTTTCCCGACTTCGAAGTTGAGCCTGTTCTTGACGAAACAGAACAGCCAACAGAACCGCAAGAGCCGTCGGTATATATATCAGAAACAACACTATTAGAAGTACAGGATTCATCACCCATCACCCTACCCGAACTTGTAACCGACGAACAAGTAGCAGAAGTGTTAGAAGAAGTCATCGAAGATGAACCCGTCACCGATAAACAAGTAGAACAAATCCTAGAAACCCTCACCGAAGCCGCACCTGAACAAATTGTTGAAGCCATCACCCAAGTCCTAGCCGCAGACATCACCTCAGACCAGGCAACCGAAATAGCGTCAAGCCCCGAAGTCCTAGCCGCCATCACCGAAACTCAGGCTGAAGAACTCTTTGAACAAATCGTCGTAGAAGAACTATCCGACACCCAACTAGAAGCCTTCACCGAAGCCATCCAAGAAGCCCCGACCAAAGTCAAAAAAGCGTTCGAAAAAACCATCAACATTTTCGGGTCCGAGTTTGAGAACTATGTACCAACAGGCTCAAACATCCCCGTCGGTGAACGCCGAACCCTCGTCGCTGTAGGTGCGCTCATCGCCGCAATCCCACCTACTAGGATTAGACGATAATGAAACACATCATCAACTACGTGAGGGATAACACTTGGACTTGGGTGGGTACGGGCATGGTTTTAATTACCTTGTCAGGTCCTACCTTAAGACAGGCGTTACTCTTAACAGGTATTGGCATAGTGCTACACTCGCTGATATCCCTAACACAAAAGGACTCAGAATGAACTCAGCAATCGCAAAAGCCCTAGACCTCGGACAAAGACTCATCTCGCTGTTCATCGCATCAGCCCTACCTATCATCACAGGTGGCGCAATCCTTGGCGTAGATGTCGTCAAGTCCGCTGGTGTCGCAGGACTCACAGCCTTGTTCGGTGTTGTACAGAAACTTGCAGCCGCATCAGTTGACGGCGAACTCACATCAGAAGAAATCTCGGCAGCGTTCGGCACCAAAACTAAGAAGAAGTAATGAAGTTACCTGTCGCAAAACTTGTACTCCCGAAAGATTTAAAGGGAGCAGAGAACGGCAAACTATCTGCCGACATCATGCGCCCTATCACACCTTCAGGGAAGTTGCATCATCTCGCGGCACGTGCTTGGGAAGCGTTACATGACGCCGCTATGCAGGCTGAAGGAACTAAACCGTTTAAACCGACTTCGAGCGCAGATGCGTACCGTTCTTTCGACCAGCAATTAGCAGGGTTCATGTCACGGTTTGTGTTAAAGGACACAGGGACTAACACCACTCGCACCTATCAGGGCAAGAAATGGTTCCTTAAAAAAGGTATGGCACCGATGGCATCCCCAGGCACATCGAATCATGGGTGGGGTTTGGCTGTTGATGTTTGGTCAGCGAACGGCGCACGTTTAGATTGGATGCTACAGAACTGCGAAAAGTTTGGATTCAGTTGGGAAGTTCAGTCTGAGCCGTGGCATATCCGCTATGTATGTGGCGACAATTTGCCGCAAGCGGTGTTGGATTTCGAAGCAAAAGTTAAGCCCGCATAATGGATGGCGGGTGGGCTTTAATACTGTCTGCTGTAGTGACAGCGGTAGGTGGTGTGATTGTTACAGTCATCGCCCAGTTCCGTAAAGAAAATCAGGAAGACCACGCTGTTGTTTCTGGTATGTTGCAACACGTGTTCAGTAGTGTGAACAGGGTTGAGCATAAAGTTGATAAAGTTGCTAACGGTTTAGAAAGCCATCTTAAAGAACATAAGAAGTAGTATGCCGACAGCATTCTGCAACAAATGTAACACGCTAGTTACGCATCAGCCCAACAAAACAATCGGATGCCGTTGCGACCCTGACGCCCCGACGTGGATTGCCTATAAACCAGACGGAAAACTAATGGCTATGAGCCACGCAAATTACTCGGAAACAACCGACTAACAATTCGTCGACCTGCTATCTTGTCAAGTCCTATGACAAGAGAAACGCTATACAATATAAGGAAATTTTTGGTAAAAGCAAGGGTCGCAAGCCACACAGAAGAACAAGAATTCTTCCAAGCCCTAGCAGAACTAGACCACATGATTAAAACAGCACCCCCACAGCGGATACCCCAGCAAGTAAACTGATGCTATGACCGAAGGGTACAAACATACGATGGTGCTAATTATTTGGCACGACGCACACTCTGTTAGCACAGGCTGGATGCCGACAGCAGACATCGAACCAGACCCTGCTGTAGTTCACTCTCTAGGTTGGTTGTTGCCTGACGCCAAGCCGAACCATATCGTTATCGCCCAATCATATGTTGATGAATCATCAGACCACATTCTTGCTGTTCCTTTGAAGATGGTTGAGCAAATAAAAATCTTGTCTTAGGGGTTGACACGCACCCCAATCTGCTATACAGTATTACAAGTATCAAATACGAGAAGGGAAAACATGAACATCACATTGCAACGCATAACTAAACCCACACACGGGGAACAAGACTGGCTAGACCTCAGATTTTGGGATGACCAGAAACGCAAACGGGTATCCGCATCAGCAGTCGCCGCCATCTACGGGCTACACCCGTTCGTGCCAGCAGACAAATATGCAGCCGAACTATTAGGTGACGTACCACCATCACCGATACCACCGAACCCTGCAATGGAACGAGGGAACCGTCTGGAACCGTTCGTGTTGCAATGGGCTGTAGACAAAACAGGTATCCCGTATCTCACACCAGAGGAAATGTTCATCGCAGAAACACCCGAAGGTGCACGCATGATAGCCACCCTCGACGGACTCTACGAGAACGGTGACGAACGCAAAGTGTTGGAAATCAAAACGATGAGCCGTGAATGGGGTGGCGAACTGCCAGACTATTGGCGCATCCAAGGCATCCAACAAGCCATCTGCGCTGACGTGAACCTCATCACATGGGCGATATTCGACTCAACGATGGTTCTCTATATCTATGAGCAGAAGATAACCGACCAAGAAAAACAGGAGCATTGTGACGCGGTGGCGAAATGGTTGACATCCATTGACCTTGGCATCACCCCAGATGGTGTGCATTGGTCATATGAAACGATTAGCACCCGATACCAGAAGCCGACAGGCACATCGGTGGAACTGCCTTCGACAGCCGCCGAATTGGTAGAGCAACTGAAACACGTTAAGAAAGAATTGAAAGCGTATCAAGAAATGGAAGACAGATTGAAAGCAGAACTGTGCGACATGATAGGCGCAAACGAATACGCCACCGTGAACGGCACAATCATCGCCACATGGAAAGGCAGAACATGGGCGAGCCTAGACATCAAAGCATTGAAAGCATTAGAACCAGCAATAGCAGAGAAATACAGTAAGAAAGTAACCAACAGAACACTTCTCTTGAAAGGGGAACGAGTATGAAATTAGAAGATATCCTCACCGAATACGCAGTACCAGACCCGTCAATCGTCGGGAAACTACCGAGAGGTGGCATCCAACTCGACTTCGTAGGTCACGCAGAAATCACACGCATCCTCATCGACATCGACCCAATGTGGTCATGGGAACCATGCGGATGGGTGAACGGCAGACCAGCCATCACAGAAGTAAACGGCATGGCAGTCATGTGGGCACACCTCACCATCCTCGGGAAATCAATCCTCGGTGTCGGCTCGGTACGCGCAGACAAACCAGACCTAGACAAAGAACTCATCGGCGATTTCCTACGCAACGCATCCATGCGCTTCGGTATCTGTCTGTCACTCTGGTCTAAATCAGAATGGGATGACAAGTCAGCAGTAGCGGGGAAGCCACAAGCAGGCAAGGCTGTGGCTTCCACCGTGACTGACGACAACGCACCACTCACCAAAACACAGGTGAAACAGTTCGTTGATGCCTGCGAAAAAGCAGGGTTAGTACCTAACGCCGTCGCAGAAAAAGCAGGCTTGAACTGGGCTGGACAAATCCTACAAAAAGACCTATCAACATTGCGTACAGCGTTCACAGAACTGAAAGGTGTAACCAATGGCTAACTATCGGACAGTAGACCCGACAGGTAAAACCCGTTCAACAGCGATAGTCGCTTTGCGTTTAACAGCAGACCAAATGGAAACAATCAAACAACTATGCAAGAAACGTGGTGTCAGCAGAAGCCTTCTGTTACGCCAACTATTAGCAGAGGAGTCGGCTCGTGTCCAAGGAACGCGCTAAAGGAACCAGTTTCGAAACCTTCATAGTGAACTATCTTGCACAGTTCTACCCTCATGTGGAACGGCGAACGTTACACGGGATGAACGACAAAGGTGATATCGCTGGCACAGACCCGCGACTTGTTTGGGAATGCAAAAACCAGAAGGTTCTCAACTTCTCAACATGGTTACATGAAGCACAAGTTGAACGTGACAACGCTAAAGCAGAACTTGGAATAGTTGTGGCTAAGCGTCGCAGTTACGGCAACCCAGCAGACCAGTATGCGGTCTTAAGACTTGAAGACTTGATAACTATTTTAAAGAAAGCAGGTTACTGATGGAAGACATAGC